GTGTGTGGTATAATTATTGAAGTTTAACCCACGGAGTATATTATGGAACTACAGGAACAAACCTTAAATGTTCTCAAAAACTTTTCGGATATCAATCCGAATTTGATTATCAAAGAGGGTAACACAATAAAGACTATCAGTGAGGCAAAGAATGTTATTGCCACTGCGATAGTTGATAATGAGTTTCCTCAAACGATGGGCATCTATGACTTGAAAGAATTCATTGGTGTCTTGTCATTGGTTGACCAACCAAATCTAAAGTTTGCTGAAGAATCAGTTACAGTTAGTGATCAGAGTGGTCGATCTAAAGTAAGGTATTTCTTTTCACCAGAAGAAACACTGACTACTCCAAAGAAAGATGTGGTCTTCCCAGAAGCAGACGTGTCGTTTACTCTTGAGTCAAACACACTGAACCGATTGAGAAGTGCCGCATCTACTTTGGGACACTCAGAGGTTTCAATCACACCTAGCGATGGTATGTTGACTCTCTCAGTCTTAGATGAAGGTAATGCTACATCTAATACATATTCGATAGACGTGCCTTACACAACTAAACCAGATCAAGACTTCAAGTTTGTTGTCAAGATCTCAAACCTAAAAATCTTACCTGGTAATTATGAAGTGAACATATCATCCAAGATGATTTCTGAATTCAAGAATACAGATACAAATGTTCGTTACTATATCGCACTAGAAAAATCATCAAAATTTGGAGTATAAGATGTCAGAAAAGTATGATGAATTAATGAAACTTGCTAACCAAGTATCTCGCTCAACTGTTGCAGTAGTTGATGCGGTTACTCAACGTGGTGGTTTCAAGGGAGAAGAACTCTCTACCATTGGTCAGTTACGTGACCAAGCAATCCAGACGATATCTATTGTAGAGAACCTACAACAGGATGCCGCCATGGAGACTGAAGAATAAGGTTTACATTCAAACTCAAATTTGATATAATGTTTTTTGTGATGGAGTATATGAATGAACCAATTTCTTTGGGTGGAGAAATACCGCCCACAAACAATAGACGAATGTATTCTTGATAAATCTTTAAAGGATACATTCAATAAGATAGCAGAGTCAGGTGAGATACCAAATATGTTATTCACTGGCACTGCAGGTCTTGGCAAAACAACAGTTGCCAAGGCACTATGCAATATGCTTGACCTTGACTATATTGTCATCAACGGATCTGAAGAGGGCAACATAGACACTCTCCGTGGGAAGATCAAGCAGTTTGCGAGTACTGTCTCGCTTCAAGGTGGCATCAAGGTTGTGATACTTGATGAGGCAGATTATCTAAACCCACAGTCTACCCAACCTGCCCTTCGCGGATTTATCGAAGAGTTCGCCAACAACTGTCGGTTTATACTTACTTGTAATTTCAAGAACAGAATCATTGAACCTCTACATTCTCGATGCGGTGTGTATGAGTTCAATGGTGGAGATAAGCAACAACTATGTAATGACTTCTTTATCAGGACTCAGGGTATCCTAGACAAGGAAGGTATTCCTTATGATAAACCTGCACTAGCAGAACTTATCATGAAGTACTATCCAGATTGGAGACGTGTACTAAATGAGTTGCAAAGATATTCATTATCTGGTAAAATAGATATTGGCATCTTAAATAATATTTCAGATAAAAATTACAATGATCTATTCTCATCTATCAAGAATAAAAACTTCAAGAAGATGAGATCTTGGGTTGTAAACAATATAGATACAGATGCGTCTGCTATTTTTAGATCCATCTATGATCGGATGCAGGATCATGTGAAACCTCAATCGATTCCACAGTTGGTTCTAATCCTAGCAGACTATCAATATAAAAACGCATTCGTTGCTGATCACGAACTCAACGTTGTTGCATGTCTTACAGAGGTTATGGCAAATGTCGAATTCACTTAGATTATTTACTAAAGATGATTGTCCCTATTGCGATGCTATGAAAAGTAAGTTGACCAACTGGGGTATAAACTTTGAAACTATAAACATTAGCGAAGATATAGAATCAAAATACTTTTTAAAAGAAAAAGGACACAGAACAGTTCCACAACTATACTTTGGAGATCATCATGTCAATCATGGTAACACCAAAGATTTTACTGCCGAGGATCTTATGCTTGGTATGCGAGGTGCATATCCAGTGCAGGACTCTGGTGTAGAGGATATGTCGTGAACCCATTCTCGTTTGTAACCGCAATCAATGACAACAAAGATATCATGGTTGATGATCTTGCTGAGAAAGCATATGACCCATTCATGGTAAACAGATCGCTATCTTATTTCCAAGATACGGTCTTGAGTGCCAATGAAATGAACATCAACCATCATATTGACAAACGTCTACAAAACGACTTTCTTATAAATATGGTTAGGAAACGGAAAAGATTCTCCAAGTGGGATAAACCGAATTCTAACAGTGACGTGGAAGTTGTCAAAGAATATTATGGTTATAATAACGAAAAGGCACGTAATGCTTTGACCCTTCTAACAAGTGAACAAATTGATATATTGAGACAGAAGGTTTATAAAGGTGGAAGAAAATAATATAATAGAGTGGACACCTTCATCTATGTTAGAGGTTACGTTGAACGAACCTGATGACTTTTTGAAGGTAAGAGAAACACTCACGCGGATTGGGGTGGCATCGAGAAAGGATAAGAAATTATACCAGTCGTGTCACATACTGCACAAACAGGGTAGGTACTTTATAGTACATTTTAAAGAGTTATTTTTATTAGATGGAAAGAAGTCTAATTTAGAAGAGAATGATATTGCTAGGCGAAACACGATAGCACAGTTAATGAGTGACTGGGGACTTATCACAATCGAAGGTTCAACTGTAGAACCACTAGCACCAATGAGACAAATAAAGATTATACCGTATAAGGAAAAAAACGATTGGGAACTTTGCCCAAAATATAATATCGGATCTAAGTAAGGAATACGAATGCAACGTCTCACAAGTTATATAGAAGAGGGTGTCAATGATCCTGCTATCTTTAAAGCAGTGTTCTTGGCAGGAGGACCTGGATCTGGCAAATCATTTATTGTTGGTCAGACCGCACTCACCGCACTAGGATTTAAAGTAATTAACTCAGACGATGCTTTTGAGAATGCTTTGAGAAAAGCAGGTATGAAGACCACACCAGACGATATCTATTCCCCCAAGGGACAAGAGATTAGAAAGGGTGCCGTTGCTCTAACTGGCAAGAGAATGCAGTTAGCAATAGACGGAAGACTCGGTCTGGTTATAGATGGTACAGGAAAGAATTACGAAAAGATTAGCAACCAAGCAAAAGATCTCAGAGACTTGGGGTATGAGGTTGCGATGATCTTTGTTAACACAACAGAAGAAGACGCACTGTTTAGAAATAGAAAACGTGCTAGGAAACTACCAGACGCAGAAGTAAGTAAAATGTGGAGAGACGTTCAAAAGAACATTGGTAAGTTTCAGTCTTTGTTCAGAAGAAACATGTTTGTAGTAGATAACTCAGAGGGTGCCAACTGGAAAGGTGCTACCCTAAAAGTTTACAAACAAATTGCATCATGGTCAAGATCTAAACCCAAAGGTGGTATCGCCAAAAAGTGGATGGACGCACAAAGAAAAAAAGGGTAAGACTCTTGACATTTGATATGTGAATGCTTATATATTATATGACACGCCAATAACTGGGTGTCGCTTTAACCTTGCTAGTTATAGGAGGAAAACATGACTAGAAGTATTGTATACCCACGTAGTGGGTTTATTGGTTTCGACCACATCTTTAATCAACTTGAAAATATTCATAAACATGCTAAAGATACCTATCCCCCACACAACGTTGTGAAGGATGAGGAACTCAAGTTCATCATCGAAGTTGCGGTGGCAGGTTTCCGAAAAGAACATATTGATATTCAGATAAAGGATCACGTCCTCACCATTACTGGTGAACGCCCTGCACGAAGAGATCAAGACTTATATGTTCATAAAGGAATTAGTGCTCGAAACTGGAAGAAGTCATTTAGACTGTCCGAGTATACGGAAGTAAACGGAGCAGATCTGGTGGATGGAATTCTAACTGTCGAACTAGAAGTTATCCTTCCCGAAGAAAAGCGTCCTCGTAAGATTGAAATTGGATCAAACGAGGAAAATGAAAATGGCAAATTTTTTAAGAAAAATCGTAAGCAACTGGCGTAAAGATTCTCAAGTACGTCAGACAATCAGGGAACTACGTGCCTTAACAGACGCGGAACTGAATGACATAGGGATCGGACGTGGAGACATTGTCTCAATAGCACGTGGTGATTCTGATATGAAACTCTCATCGAGAATTGTATATGATGATAAAGTGTTACCAGTAAACGCAAACATGAAAGGGTGGGTGTAATGACTACAGCAGTAATGTCTTATGTATTCGCCCCTCTATCTGGATTATGGGGTTCTGTAACTAGAACAGCAGAAATCGTTGGTTACTCTCGTGCGGCAAGTGAACTTGCTCGTATGGGGTTCCACGAAGAAGCAAAGAAGTGCATGTTGGAACTGA